ATAAAATTTACCTATTGGCTTGTCGAAAGTATCCAAACAATCTTTAGCCTGTCCGATGTCATTGTATGACTGGAAAAGATCGCCTGATTTAATACCGCTGCGATAACGTATCTCGAACATGTTAAACCCCTAAGATAACAGAAGCTTTTTGAGGAAGGGTACAGCATAACCGGTAAGGTTTGATAGTTCCTTCAACGTCATACTAGGATTATTATCATATATGCGTTTGATATCATCAAAGCTTAATCCGTTGATTGGTTTTTTGAGTGTATAGGACATGAAAGCCTCATAGTGAGAAGAAAATCATTGCAGCATACAGTGCACCGAACAATGCACCGCCTAGGACTAAGACAACATCATTTGACTTTGACATGATTAAGCCTTTGCAAGTTTAAGTCTAATAACCTTGGCCATCTTTCGACCATGTGCAACATAACCGATAATGGGGATTGATTTGTCCCAACATTTCCGACACCCTTTGCACTTACCTTCGTGCTGGTAAGCATGGCACACGCTAACATTAGCGTTATCGTAGGATTGTGCAATAGTGCTAGACCATGGCGCATCAAGTACCTCTCCGATAACGGAATCCGAGGATCTACGCACTACAACATTCGGTAACGCATCCATTTGCTCTAGTATCGATTGATACTTAGGAAACTTGTACATTCTAGTCGGCAGCCAGTGTTTACACCATGGTGTACGCTTCATAACCTCAAACATCTTTTCGGCTAGCTTGATTGTGTACATATCGCCAGAGTCAAACCAACGGAAATATCTGTCCGAGTCTAAAGCTTGAACCATATCATCGACCCAATCATCACGCTGCCAATCTTGTTTATTATGCTCTCTAGGCGCTTTAACATTTGGGTATAAATAGTGTGCCGTGGTTGCATAACATCCCTTGCAGGCATCAACCAATTCGCCGGTGTAGACATTAATACTGCCCGAGCAGGTATCTAATGCCTGTAAACTCCAAGATCTAATCCCGTCTAGCTTGCTAGTGATTGATAATTTGAGCATGATTCTACCCCAAAAGGTTAGTTGGACTCGTCAGTATAGTATTAAACTATATACCCCACAGTGCGTAGGGTTTCGTCCTTGGTTAGATATATTGCTTACTGGTAATTTTCTCATGTCGGACAAAATCAATGTTAGTATTCCATACCGTGTAATCGCCTAGTTTTGGTCGACGGATCGTTGATCGGAAGATGCCTTTGCTGATCAGTATGCCGTTGATTCTGCCGTGCTTTGTGTACGCTGTTATAAATCTTGTATGCGATGTTTTCTTTACTATCGTTACAAGCTTTAATGCTTTGTAGGTGTCTTTGATTTCTTGGATCAGGTTGTTCATTTCGTTTACCCTTTGTTTTTGACTTAGCGATTTGCTTTGTCCATGTGCGTATTATGCATGAGTCTAGGTTGGAATGCAAGTCGTCATAGTGGCTCTAGAGGGTCCACCATAGATATCTCCCTTTGTCAAGTACCATTGGTCAGGCTATATCGTCCACTCGTCCGCCTATATAGACCATTCGTCGGAGATATCGCTATAGTTTCTGAGCTGATAAGCGGTAGATCTACGCAGATAAACGGTAGGGGGAGGGGTAACCAGCGTTGTTGATTGCGTTAGCACCCCAATAGCCTTAAAAAAAAGCTAAAATGGAAGTCTCTAAAGCCTAAACAGTCTATCTAATAATATCTAATAAAATCAATAGCTTAGTAATAAAGCCTCTGCGGAGCCTCTGACACCATGTAAATGGAGTCCCGCCATAGCCTTGTGTGATCTGTGCTGGTGTCGGTACAGAACAACAATCTTGACTGAATAAGTAGAAATAACTTGACAAAACTCTAAAAATATGCTAGAATATATCCTTCTATGTAGAAACGATGAACAGACGATGTACGAACAATAAACAAAAACTTAAATTTATATACTACATACAGACTTCATACTGACTACATTGTAGAGATACATAAAATTATATACACTCTTATGTCCTGCCTTCCGGCAGAGAAACTATATAGAGGGATCTGATGTCAGAAATTAAAATTAATTCTCTTACTGAGGATTGTTCGCTACCTTCATCAGTCAGCCAGGATGTCTTGGCAGTCAATGAAGAGAAGAAAGTGCCTGCGAAAAAGAAGAGATCTAGAGGTCGTCCTAAGAAGGAAGAAGTACAAAAGTATATTAAGAGAGAGAAAAGAGGTAGACCACCAGGAGAAGCAGCAAGGATTAAAGAGTTCACTGCTTCGCTGTTGCTAACACACTCTAATGCGATTATCAGAAAGATAGTACATAAAGCATTAGATGACAATGATAAGGATCAGATTGCAGCACTTAAGATGTGTATGGATCGGATGCTTCCAGTATCTTACTTTGAGGATAAAGGAACATCATCAGGGGCTAAAGCAATCACTATTAACATCACTGGTGTGCAAGAGTCACCAGTGGAGATGATAGAGCATGAACCAGTTGATGTAGAGACTACATTGATTGATTACGAGGAAGAAGATGGATCTACAAGTTAAACTTCTTCCTTGGCAGCAAGAGGTCTTCAAAGACCCTACAAGGTTTAAGATCATCGCTGCTGGTAGACGTACAGGTAAATCAAGGTTAGCAGCTTGGACATTGATTATAGAAGGACTACAGACTGAGAAGGGTCATGTCTGGTATGTAGCTCCTACGCAGGGACAAGCTAGAGATATTATGTGGTCTACGCTGTTAGAGCTAGGTCATTCAGTGATCAAAGGTAGTCATGTCAATAACATGCAGATTACGTTGATCAACGGTGCAATGATATCGCTAAAGGGTGCGGATAGACCAGAGACAATGCGTGGTGTTAGTTTGAAGTACTTAGTGATGGATGAGTACGCAGACATGAAGCCACAGGTGTTCGAACAAATCCTTAGACCTGCTTTAGCGGATCAGAAGGGTAGAGCAATGTTCATTGGAACACCGATGGGTAGGAATCACTTCTATGAGTTGTACAAAGTAGGTGATGCAGGTAAAGATAAAGATTACAAGGCATGGCACTTCACTAGCTTTGATAATCCGTTGTTAGATCCATTAGAGATTGAAGCAGCTAGAGGTTCGATGTCTAGCTTTGCTTTCAGACAAGAGTTCATGGCATCGTTTGAGGCAGCACAGTCGGAGATCTTCAAAGATGAATGGATTAAGATTAATGAGGAAGAGCCTGAAGAAGGTAACTTCTTTATGGCGGTGGATCTCTGTGGTTTTAGCGATTCATCACAGACGAATCAAACGAAGAATAAGAAGTTGGATGACACAGCGATAGCTATTGTTAAGATCAATACTAAGGGTTGGTGGGTTGCTGACATACAACACGGTAGGTGGGATGTCCGAGAAACAGCAGTGAGGATTCTAAAGGCTGCAAAGGACTACAGAGTTAATGCGGTAGGGATTGAGAAAGGTGCACTGAAGAATGCAGTGATGCCTTATATGAATGATTTGATGAGAAGGTTAAACTATTATCCTCGCATCGAAGAACTTACTCACGGTAATAAGAAGAAAGCAGATAGGATTGTTTGGTCATTACAGGGTCGCTTTGAACACGGTAGGATTGTGTTAAATGAAGGGGATTGGAATAACAAGTTTGTTGATCAATTGATGCAATTCCCTGATCCTAAGACGCATGATGACTTAATTGATGCGTTGAGTTACATAGACCAGATTCAAGTAGCAGATTGGAATCAGAATCTGGATGAAGAAGACTACGAAGTCCTAGACTCTACAATAGGTTGGTGACAATGAAATTTGAATCTGAAATCACTCCACAGGATGCGTTAGTAGCGTTTGTTACTGATCGCTGTAATGATTGGAGGAACTATAGAGATGAGAACTTCCTTGAGCGTTGGGATGAATACGAACGTCTATGGCGTGGCTTATGGGCTGATGAAGATAAGACTAGGAACACTGAACGCTCTAAACTGATTTCACCAGCACTGCAACAAGCAGTGGATAACAAACAAGCTGATCTTGAAGAAGCTGTATTCGCTAAAGGTATGTTCTTTGACATCAATGATGATGTTAATGATAAAGATAAAGTAGATGTAGAGAATATGAAGTCTTTGTTAGCTGAAGACTTTAAGAAAGATAAGGTACGTAAGCAGATTGGTCAAGTAATGACCTTAGCTGAGATCTACGGTACTGGTATCGGTGAACTGATTGTAAAACAAAAGAAGAGCCTAGCACCAGCAACACAGCCTACAGCACAGCCTGGATTGGCTATGATTGGTGTAAACACTAACTATCGTGTGTCCGTAGACTTAAAACCAATCAATCCGCGTAACTTCCTTATTGATCCTAACGCAACTACCGTTGATGATGCAATGGGTTGTGCTATTGAAGAATATGTCGGAAGACATGCAGTCATCAAAGGTATGGAAGATGGTGTCTATAAGAAGGTTAATCTAGGTGATGCCTCATTAGATACAGACTTAGAACCTACTCAGGATCTGACATACTACCAACAAGATAAAGTATTACTACTTAGATACTATGGATTAGTACCTAAGAAGTTGTTAGACAACCCTGAAGATACAACCGTTGCTGATGAAGAACTATATTCAGAGATGGTTGAGGCTTTGATTGTCATTGCTAATGGTGAAGTTCTTCTAAAGAGTGAAGAAAACCCATTCATGATGCAAGACAGACCTGTTGTAGCCTACCAAGCTGATACCGTTCCTGGTCGTTTCTGGGGCCGTGGAACAGCTGAGAAAGCCTACAACATGCAAAAGGCTGTTGATGCACAGATTCGTAGTCATGTAGACTCTTTAGGGCTTACAGCAGCTCCTATGATGGCTATTGATGCCTCTAGATTACCTCGTG